GTAGACGTCTTTCTTTATGTATTTCACGTCGCCCGTGTTATCAAACAGAACCCAGAACACCTTGGCGTCCTGCTCCACCCGCTCAACAGGCGCAGGGGCGGCGGCGAGCATGGCGCGGTAGCTTGCGCGGTTTGTCGAATCGGTCTCTACCCATCCGCGAGCAGAGTTGGCAGCGTCAATCATGTCGCGAGTGGCCTCGACCGGCACCACCACACACCCCTCCGGCACACAAACCCGCTTGCGCAGCTCTGCCAACTCAGACCGCGCAGCCAGCAGTTCTTTTTCCAGGTGTTCGGCGTAGTCGGTCATGCCGCCACCTCATGCTTGTCAACAATGCCCAGTCCGCGCTCAATGGCCTGCTGCGACGGCTTACCCATCAGCACCTCGCGCAACACCTCAACTGCCTCATGCTTGGCCTGAGTCTCTGCCAGTAGCGCCTGCTCCAGCTCTGCTACCTGCTCCCGCAAAAGGTCCGCATTCAGCAGTGCGGTATCAATGGCACCATCAATGCGCTGCTGCTCAGTTTGCGGGGCGACCTCCTCATGTTGCTGCTCAGTATTCATTGCTCTGCTCCTCATTTTCTGGATAGCGCCGCATGCCGCGAACGCCGGATTGTGCGTCGTTTCGGATCTGCTTCAGCTGGCGTGAAAGATCATCCAACTGCTGCATGGTCATCTGGGCATCAAGCCCGGGCAGGCCGTTTACTACGGCCACGGGCTGCCCGTTACGCCCTGCGATGTGCAGAGCTGTGAGTTGGGTGGTCATGGGGTTACCTCGGGGAATTGCGGTTAAGCGGTAGCGAACAAGTCGGATTGAGCAGCTAGCGCATCGAGATTCTTAACCGCCTGATCGAAATAGCTTTGTTTAAGCTCTACGCCGATGGCCTTGCGCCCCATCTCAACCGCGCAGTAAGCCTCGCTACCGATGCCAAGAAACGGAGTCAGCACCACGTCGCCCGGCTTCGTCCATAGCCGGATGCCGCGCCGGATCACGTCAAGTTGCAGCGGGCAAATGTGGCGCTCGTCGTCGTGCTCGCGGGCAGACTTGAATTGCAGCGTGTCGCTCGGGTTGATATCCATCCAGACCGGGCTGGCGATCTTCTGCCATTCGTCCACCGGGATGTCGGCGCCATGGGCGACCTTATCCTCGACTTCTCCAGGCGCGCGCATGGTCACCAGATAGTCAGGAATGCCCTGGCGGCACATGGTCGCGTTGGTGCGGACGGTCTTATGTAGCAGGCCAAGAGCCTTAGTTCGCTGCATGGCGGTGACCGGATCCTTCCAGATGGTCACCTCGCTGGCATAGATGAAGCCGTGCTTCTGGAAAGCCCGAACAAGATCGCCGCGAAAGTCTTTAAGGCCGATATAGCCGTCGCGTTCTTTGCTGGTCGGCAGCTGCATGCAATGGAAGCTGACGCAGTGACCGGGCTTGATGACGCGGGCTAGCTCCTTGACCAGATGATCGAAGTGCTCGAAGAACTCGGCATCGGTTCGGCTGTTGCCCATATCGCGCGGGCTGTTGCTGTAGGTGTACAGACTGGAGAATGGCGGCGAGAAAATCGCATAGTCGATGCTGCGATCCGGCAGCCCGGCGATCACTTCCACGCAGTCACCATTAAAAATAGTGTAGTCCGGTCGGTCGATCTGGTTGATACAATTCATGCGGCGTCACTCCTGAGCCAGCTTGGCGCCTTCACTTGGCGGCTGGCGTTATAGTCGTTGGTATGGCGATGGGTGCCGGTGATTTCTGCGCGAACGGCGGCAGCGGTTTCAGCTGCGAGTGATTCACCCATCGCTATTGCGTCCTGTTGCTTGCGGCGCAGGTTGGTGAGCACAGCACCCTCAAGCTGGCTGCTGAACAGGTGCACATGCACCTCGCGCTGCTGCCCGAAGCGATAGCATCGGCGGACTGCCTGGTAGTACGACTCGAACGAGTCGGATACGCCGACGAATGCCATGCGCGCGCAGTGCTGCCAGTTCAATCCCCATCCGCAAATAGACGGCTTGCTGACCAGTACGCGAATCTTTCCGGCTGCGAAGTCGGCTAGGCGCTGCTCTTTCTGCTCGGCAGTGTGCGGCCCTGCAATCTCAACAGCCCCAGGGATCAGCTTGCACAGCGCCTCGGTTTCGGCGTTGTACTCGCCCCAAATGATCCACGGTTGATCGTCGCTGTTGACCAGATCGGCGCAGGCTTTCACCCGACCTTCTAGGCTTTCCTTGCGCGCTGCGCGGCGCTCCATCAGACTGCTGGCCTCCAGCGCAAACAGCATCCCGTCTTCGATCAGGTTGCTGTCGTCAGCCTCTACCATGTGCTCGGTTTCGATCAGAGGAGGAAGGCGGTATGCACTGTCTTCATACCCAAGGTCTGACGGCTTGCGCACGCATGCGCCCCACTGACTTACCCACTGCCAGAACAGGTGTCTGGCATGGCCCTTGAGTCGCCATGTCTGCGTCTCGCCTCCGTCATGTACGAAGAACTCAGCCAGCATTTCGGCGCGGGTGCAGACCCCGAGGAACTCAGCATGCGTGCCAAGCTCCGTCCAGTCGTTAGGGGCTGGCGTTGCCGTGGCGCAGAGGCGGTAAGGCGTGCGCCCGAAAGCCTGCACCAGTTGATCGAAGGTCTTGGCGGTGTGGTGTTTGATAACGCTCGACTCATCCAGCACAACGCCGACGAACCTAGAACAGTCGAATTTATGGATGCGGTCGTAGTTGACGATGTTAATGCCGGGGCGCACGTCCTCCGGTTCGCGGCAATGCGTGATGCTCACGCCAATGCTGGCGCCTTCGCCTACCGTCTGCGCGGCAACTGCCAACGGTGCCAGGATCATCACGTCGCCACCAGTGCGGCGCGCCACCTCATCAGCCCAGGCGACCTGCATGCGGCTTTTGCCAAGGCCGGTATCAGCGAAAATGGCAGCACGGCCACGCCGTAATGCCCAGCTAACCAGATCCTGCTGCATAGGGAATAGCGACTCTGGAAGCGTAAAAGGCGAGTCCAGGCCGGACGGACTCACCGTCTCTAGCTTTTTGGCTACAAACGCACTGTATGCTGTCATGGTAATAATTCCTTTATCCGGCAACGCGCGTCGCGTAATTAACAATGTCCCGAGCCGTCGAGCGACCGCACCCGTACTTGCGAGCTAGCGTGGTCGTGCCGTTCACATACGGTATGTACTCGGCGCGCATGGCCTTGACTTGCTCAGTCGTCAGGCGCGCTTTTGGGTGGCAATCGCCTACGCGGTGCCCTGTAATGCTGTGCTTCATGGCATACCTCTGGCCGAATGGCCGTTAATGCGTGCTGGCGCTCCAGCCTGCGCTGGTGACCACGTTGCCGCAGTCAGCGATCAGGCTGTCGATGAGGGCGCCAACGATGGGTATAAGGGTGTGCACTGTCTCACCGCGCACGGTTGAGCTGTGGGTCTGCTTGACGCCGGACGGGAGGATCAGCCAAGCCTTGGCGCGCCATGTGCTGGGTTTCTTTGGCGGGTTGCCGCGGGCAAGGGCTTGGCGCGTTACGCCGTCGACGCTGATGCAGGTGACGGTGCAGCTCATGGCTTGCGACCAAACTGCACGCCGTACTTCTTGGCCCAGTAACCTACGGTGCCGCGCGGAACGCCGATCCAGCGCGCTGCGTCCGCCACACTGGCCCCGCCTGCTGCCTGGGTACGCATTTCGCGCAGCTGCTCAGGAGTAGGCCCGACGTGGGTGTGTCGGTGGCCGGGAGCCACCTTCAGGTCAATGCCATGCTCTCCGGCTGCTTTGCGCACCAGGCCGGTTGAAACACCGAACTTCTCCGCCAGCTGATTGGCTGAAAGATCACCGGCATAGGGCCTGATCTTTGCGGCCAGCTTGTCGCGCTCTGCTCGGCGCTTTTTGGCTTTGGCCTCGACGGCTGCGGCCATGCTGACGTGTAGCTCTTCTACCGACTTCGCCGGCGGGCGCCGTGCGGGCTTCGCTTCTGCTGGCGCTGGCTTCTCGCTGCGCTCAAAGGCTGCGACGGCTGCGTCGATCATGGCCTGGGCTTTGATAAGGCTATCTGGGATGGTTTGCTGTAGTCCCATATTCGTCTCCATTCCTTTCGGGGCGGGTGAGGGGTTAGGCGGCCTTATCGCGCAGGCGGGCTTCGTACTCATCGACCAGCAGCTTGAACTTCCACAGGTCAGCTTCCAGCTCTTCGATGTACTCGTCATCGCGTTCGTATTCGCCAAGCCAGAGTTCGCGGCCAACAGACTTGAGGGCAGGGCAGTACATGCCGATGTGCGCCCACTTGCGGCC